AATTCAGCTTATCAAACATTGGTGGATGGTATCTCTATGGTGCCAAACTATTTGTTATTTCATCAATTCAAATATGTTGATTTATTCAAAGGTGATATAATGGTAGGCGCTCCTGATTCCTACAATGGTCCAGTTCCGCGTGATGGATTTACGAGCAAAGTATTTGAAATGGTCTACATTCCTTATGCTGAATTGTTGGCGCTAAATGTTATTTGATAGAGTATATCGTTTGTTGATTGGTAAAGGTAAGGCAGGAGTGGAAATTACTGGATTGCGAATCAATTTCAGTATTCAAAAGACTGCTGATAAAAACCCCAATACGAATAAAATACAAGTATGGAACTTGCTTAGCACTACAAGGAAACAACTAGAGCAACCTGATACGCACTGTTTACTGTATGCTGGATATGCCGAAGATGCTGGCCCGTTAATGATATTTTCTGGTGGAGTAACCTATGCCTGGACTAAGTTTGATGGACCCAATGTGGTTACCGAATTTGAACTCGGTGATGGCGCCCAAGAGATACGTGACTCGGTTGTTTCTCTTAGCTATGGAAAGGGCGTCAAATCAACTCAAATTCTTAATGATGTGGCCGGTAAGATGGGGTTGCCGTTAACATTGGCAAGTAATGCTCCAGAACGTCAATGGCAAAATGGTCTATCTCACCACGGCTCGGCCAGGAGTCTACTTGATAAAGTTACCAAAGGAACCAAACTTGAATGGTCAATTCAAAATGGTAATTTACAGGTTATAGAAAAGGGCATGGTTACTACTAGACAAGGCATTCAAATTGATGCTGATTCTGGTATGATAGGTTATGCTGAACGCGAAAGAGAAACAAAATCTGAAACCAAACCTAAGAAGAAAGGTGATGGTAAAGCAGTAGAAAAGGATTGGAATGGATGGAAAGTAAAAACGCTGTTGATGCCCATGCTTAATCCTGGCGATAGAGTATTGTTAAAATCGCGTGCTGTAGAAGGTATCTTTCGTATTGAAGAATTAACGCATACTGGTGATAATTGGGATGGCGATTGGCAAACAGAATTGAAGTTAGTTGATCCTGCGAAACCGCTCGGCAAAAAGAAATCCACCAAAGGAGGCAAAGCAGCTAGAGGTTCTGGTGGCGGAGATCATGAAAACGTTTCTCCTGGCGATATAATTGAGGAAGAAGATTTGGATAATCAAATGGTGAACCTAGATGTTTGAACGAGCAGTTAGTATGTTGCAAGATATACTGGAAACAAAATTATCTGAAATATACACTCAGATGCCAGGAACTATAGTTTCATATAATGCTGAAACTAATCGTGCTGTTGTGCTTCCTGATTTGCCTAAGGCGCTTGCTAGTGGTGAATCATTACCTCCACCTAACGTTGTCGAAGCGCCTCTTATATGGACAACTAGTAGTGGTGGAAAATCAGGACTCACTATGCCAATTAAACCTGGTGATGGAGTAATGCTTGTATTCCAACAACGATCACTTGAAGGATGGAAATCTGGTAACAAAGATATGCCTGATGATCCTCGTCAATTTGATATTAGCGACTGTATCGCTATTCCTGGTTGCGCCCCCACTGGTATATCTGCTGACCCTACTGATGTAGTGTTACGTTTCAATGAAACCGAGGTTCGTATTACTCCTGATAATAATATCCGCCTTGGTAACAATAATGGTTTTATATCTATTGATTCTGATGGTAATATCATTATTCAAGCTAAGTCACTAAAGCTACAAGCTGATACTATTCGCGTTGATGCTGGTGGGCATTTATTTGCGCTAGAGGCGCATAGACACACTGGAGTTCAATCTGGCATTGCAACTTCTGGAACGCCAGTATGAGTGGATCGCAAGGCACTTATGATCTAGCATTGTCGAGACTAGATCACGACATGCTGTTACCGGTGGTTTCCGCGCCAGGAGTAGTGCCTCCTAAGCATGCTATTTGGACAATCAACGGTGCGGATAAAGTTGCGCAAGAAGTGAAGATCAATCTCCTGGCGTTCTTGGGAGAATGGTTTCTTGATGTTACTTTTGGTGTGCCGTACTTGGAAGATATTCTAGTCAAGAACCCACATATGCCTAGCATCGAAACCATATTTCGTTTCCATATACTCGATGTTCCTCATGTTACTTTGATAACCAGTTTCAATATGACCTGGGACCGCGCCAGGAGAACATTGACAGTTAACTTTGCCGCTAATACTGATTATGGACCGATAAAAGACTCAGTGATATTGGATACTATGCATGTCTGATATTATTCCTAATCCTCTTGACTATGGTGTATTGCCTTCTGGCTTTTCACGTATGCGGTTGCCGGAAATAAGGCAAGCTATCATTACTAGTTTACAGACTAGTACTGGACTTATTTTTGAAACGCGACCAGACTCAATTACTGGTCAATTTATTGATGTATTTGCGGAACGGGAAGCAACAGTATGGGAATTGGCTGAGGCAGTATATCATGCCATGTATCCTATATCTGCTTATGGCGTTAATCTTGATCACGCAGTTAGTTTCTCTGGCGTTAGAAGATTGTTCGCACAACAATCTCTCGCCTGGATTGTATTGTATGGAATAGAGGGCACAGTTGTTCCAGTTAATTCTGTGGTTAGATCGAACATAAGCGGAGAAGACTTTAATACAATATTCTCCACGACGATTAGTAGAAACGCGGCGGGCGATATTACGGTAAGCGTAGATACAGCGACTATTGGGCAAGAATATTATGTCAGACTTGATACCATTTATTATCGCTACACTGCTGTAACTGGAGATACTAATGTTTCGATTGCTAATCAGCTTGAAGCGTTGCTGATTGCTTCGCGTAACGTCATTGAATTAGATGCTAATCATATACGGATTTATACAGTTACTAATGTTCCATTTGCGGTAATGGTTTCTACTGGTATTTCTATCTTTAAGCAAGGAACCATAGCTGTTGCTCAAGCGATAAACTATGGACCAATAGAAGTTGGCGCTCATACTCTTACCCAAATCATTACGGTAATTAATGGTTGGAATACGGTAGATAATCTAGTTGATGGACAAATTGGGCGAAATCAGGAAACCGATGATGAATTGCGTCTTAGATATAATAGTGGTGTATATACTCTGGGCGCTGCTACTTTGCCTGCTATTCAAGCTAATCTAGAACAGAATATCTTAGGTTTACAAACTGTTCAAGTATATGAAAATGTAAGCGATACTATTGATGCTGATGGTCGTTCACCGCATAGTATAGAAGTGGTAGCATTTGGTGGTGATCCGCAACAAATATGCAATGAGATATTTCGTCTTAAAGCGGCAGGCATTGATACGTATGGTGATACTACAGCTAATGTGGTTGATGCTTCTGGTTATAATCATCCGATAAGTTTCAGTCGGCCAGAACCAGTATATGTATGGGTGAATTGTATTCTTTCGTTGTATAATGAAGAAGTGTTTCCGCCTAATGGTATTCAAGTTGTTCAACAAATTATAGTTGATACTGGAAATCTATTTGGTGTCGGAACAGATATAATCATTCAAAGGTTCTATGGTCCAATATATCAAGCAGTATCTGGAGTGGGCAATATATCAATTACAGTCGCAATTGAACCTGACGCAACTACAACTCCTGCTCCTGGCGATTTTAGTTCTAGCAATGTTTCTATTGCTGTTCGTGAACTTGCTCGTTTTGATTTGGTTAGGATTTCTGTAACGGTGTCATCTCTGTAGGATAAGTAAAATGTCTGCTGATCCCGGTTGGATAAATGGAACTATACCAACTCCTGATGAATGGAATAGTTGGTGGGCTAGAAAGCTAGACAATAATGATCCCATTATTGCTCCTGGTCAATATTTACTACTATCTGGAGGAACTCTTACTGGTTCTTTGAATTTAGTTGGCGGGGCCTTTACTGGAACATATACAGGCAATCATACTTATTCTGGGAATGTTACTTTTTCAGGAACGTCCACTGTTATTTCTGGTGGAACATTTACAGGCACTTACGCTGGTGCTAAAACTTACACTGGAGCATTAACATTATCTGGTGGCGGAACTTTTACTGGAACGTTTGCTGGTAATCACACTTATTCAGGAACAATTACTCATACTGCTAATTATACTAATACATTTGTTGGTGCCGCTTTAACTGTTCAAGGCAATGTAAATATTGGTGGTATTGTTAATATTGGACCACAAGGCAATGCTAATTATATTCAAATTAATGGATCAGGAGGCGCTGTTACTATTACTTTAACGGGAACGGGAACCCCAGCCAATCTTGTATTGCGTGCCCTAGGCACTGGCGGTGTTAACATGAATTCTCAGAATGGATCATTATTACAAATTCAAGATGGTGGAGCAGGCACTGCTGCTAATTCGTTTCTTATGATTGCTAGACCAACAGGAACATATGGAACTATAAGCCTAATTGATCCAACCCAAGGTATTATGATAGGAGGAACAGCTACAGCCAAGCTTGGGTTTAATGCAGCTACGCCTATTGCTAAACCAACTTTGACTGGCGCTAAAGGTTCCAATGCTGCATTGACTTCTGTTATTGCAGCTTTAGTTAACTATGGTCTAGTAACAGATACGACAACAGCATAATGTCAAATACTACTACAGGAATCATTGGCCAACTCGCCATAGGCATTAGTCCTATTGGCACAGCACAAGATGCTATTATTCCGTTTGGTTTTCCTCATATCCATAGTGAAGTTGCTTGGTCGCATTTTCTTGCGCAACATGTAGGGAAACAATATACAGAAAGTTACGTCAAAGCATTTTACCCACCATTAGATTTACTCGATCAAACGCAATATGATTTGCTAACTAAACGTGGTATTTTAACATCCGAAGGCGTTCAGTTAGATGGTGTAGGAAACATTGTTGGTATTGATCGTGAGTTAGACAATTCAGTATTCATACCATTCTTTGGTTTCATTTCGCAGCCAGCAGGTAAAGGCTTCAATCAAGCAAGAATTAGACATGATAGAGAACCATATGCGACTAGTCGCACAATGGGAGATGTAGAGTATCGTCAAGCAATATTAAACAAGATCGCTCTAAACAATGCACATGGAACTGCGAACGATATCATCACTATAGTGAATTTTGCGTTAGGTGTTACTGGCACTACAGTAATGGATATGATGGATGCGGAAGCATCACTATTAATCAATGATATGACCATTACTACTGCCGATCCACGATTTGTTATCATTGATAAGATA